TTTTTATCTTGAATACTTTGTAAATACGGTTGGAAGGAAGCTATGCCTGTACCTCCGGTAAATCCTGAAATTTGTCCTGTAACATCTCGTTGAATGTCTCCTAACCCACCCATGTCAGCGGTGAGTTGTTGTCCTGCTTGACTAAAAGCTCCTGGCCCTGCAACACCGGGAGTGATGGCTCCGATATCAATAGGCTTTCCTAACTGTTGAGTTGCTAGACTTGCAAGTCCCTGACCATAGGGATTTAGCCAGCCTTGTGAAGACGGTGGAGTTCCATAAAGAGAAGTAGGTTGATTGGGAACTGCCATTATCCTTGTCCTTGTGATTGTTGGGAGATTTCTCCTCCGGCTTCTAAATTTTTCATGACGTTGTACATTCGTTGTGCACCTTCGTCGATGTCCCCGCCACCCGCTGCTTTAACAGCGTCCGCAGTAAAGACGAATTCATTTTTACTCAGTCGGGCCGGAACGTCGTCGGCTTTTTCTTTTCGACCGATGGGAACAAAGCCACCATCTTGTCTATAATCTTTTTCCATGCCGCCCATATCAAGCAAAGGCATAATGCCTCCGCCTTGTGCGCCTATTCTTCCGCCTTGAGCCAGTCCTTGGGATAAATAATTGCTAGAGATGTTTTCATAAGCCATTTTTAGTAAATCTTGATCATTTAAAGTTTCATCTATTAGTCCTCTGTCTCTCATCATTTTTAATTCGTCTAAAAATTCTGTTGCTTTTTGAAAAATTAAATCATCTTGTTCCAGGTGAGGCTTGCCACTTATCTCTTCTTGTAATGTTCCCCATCCCGCTCCAGGTTCAAATGAAACTGGCATATCAATGGCATAAGGTTTTTCTACAGTCAAATCTCCTTCTGCATACCCAATCCTTCCGCCTTGAGCTTTTTTATTTGCTATGATCATCCCAACTTAGATCTGACACAAGCAAGTCATATTTATCTATTAACCACTTCTCATATGCTGTTTCACCTCCTGAATTGAATCCAATCCTTCCGCCTTGAGCTGCATAACCCATTCTTGGATCCAGTCCTTGTGGTGGCATCCCTTGTTGTGGCATCCCTTGTTGTGGCATCATTTGTTGTGGCATCATTTGTTGTGGCATCAGTCCTTGTATTCCTCCATTGAAAGCTCCAATCCTTCCGCCTTGAGCGACCGCTGTAGTTGTCAGATCAGGCGTCGCTGAACCAGAAAAATCTATTGGTCTATAGGCAGCTACATCGGATATAGTTGAGGGAACATTTTCAGGTGCAAGTAGTTGTTTACCTGAATCAGTTTCTGAAGCAAACCTTAGTTCATTTAAAGCTTCTTTGGCTCTTTGTAATTCATATTGTTGTTTTTCCCATTCACTTAATTCTTTGGCTTCTTTCATGCCTTCATAGCCACCCCATAAAGAACCAAGATCTTTAATTATATTGCCTCCTCCTTGATCACCCGTATAACGGCCTAATATACTAGAGCCTACATTCTTAATTCCTGTCCATATATTACCTAGCAAATCATAGGAAGGCACTCCGGCAACTGTCATGATACCAGACCCTCCATGCGATCTTAATAGCTTAGCTTCTTCTGGATTGATATAGGCTAACGATTCACCGTCGGGTGAGTGTTTGTTAAGCAGCTTGGCTGCCTGTTTAAGTGATTTAATTCCGTTTGATTTTGCCATAATTTCCTATTTTGCAATGTATATTAAAAGAGCAGGGATTGCACCTGAGAATATATTTATTATTACTTGGTTTTCGCGAACAAATCAAGCTTTGGTATCTTGACTAAGACATCACGTTGGATGTCTTCGACAGGGATCTTTAAGGTTTTCCATTCCTCTTCATCCTTATAAACAGCGCCTGTTTTCTTATTTTTTATAGTCGTTATTGCCTTGGCAGTGACCACAGGAACGCCTTTGCCATTGACTGTCATTACGTTCGATCCTGTTCTAAAATACTGGCGACACCAGTCACTCGATCCGCGACACTGGCTTTAAGGTTTAAAATATCCCCTTCTTCGAGGACGAGTAAATTACTAGTTAATAATTCAAATTGTTCAATAGCGCTACTCGCTGCATAACCAATATTATAAGTGGTTGAAGCACTGGTATCAGTAAAAGACATAATGACCGTCACCGCACTCGCCGTATCATTATAAGCCTGTACCGTTTTGACAATCGCTACCGTTTCAGCGGGCACGGTATAGATTGGAATTGCCGCGGTACTGTTTAAATCAAATGCTTTGTTAATATATTTATTAGCCATGTTAATTCATAAATAAACTATAGGCTTCGTACTCGTCCGTTAGTTGTTGTTGGTATGTGGTATTAAGTTTTTGTACGATTGAGCCGACATTGTCAGCTAGGTTCTGGACATTAATAGAATCAAACTCAGGTCCTATAATGGCTGCAATCACCTCAGAAATTTTTGCCATTACCTTCTGCCTCCTGGATGAATGTCGAGTCTAAACGTTCCCATACGCCAGGTTTCTCCTGTCCCGGTGTTACCCACTTTGATTGCAATTTGTCGTGCTCGAGATCGGGTGAACAGTTGAGTCGTGCTTGTGGTCGCCGTATGATTGGTTGACACGGCAGTGCTACTTGGAAAAGCTTTAGTACTTAAAGTAATTCTTGAGTCTCCAGTTTGAGTTCCATAGTCTGGAATAATTCTAGATATTCTCATCATGAATTCTCCTTCGCCCTGTTCTCCTTCAGGTCCTCCAATATCATAGTCACCAGATTCAACATAACCAGCGATGGCATTTGTTGTTCCTGTTGTAAAGACTTCGTCGGTTCCTTTTTCTTGTTCCCAATAATAACTGGCTCCCGTAGAAATCCCTACGACAGTAGGATTATCAGGAGTTAAACTATCTTTATATTCGGTTGCATAAGGTTTGCTATAGACACCTTCAACGGTCCAGGTAGAACGTGCAAGAGAAGACGTATACCATATAGGAGCATCGGGCGTTGATTCCAGGTAGTTAAAAGTGACGGATCGATCAACATAATCTGAAGAAGCACTAGGATAGAACCATGTAACTTCTCCAAACAGGCCATTGACGGTGACATGAATTTGTTGATTGGCACTCGTATTAATATCTTCAAAGACATAATCTTCCACCAGACATGGCATCGTTTGAACTCGACCTCCATTAAACTGAAAGAACCCTGTCGGTCCCATCCAATAAGCAATACCATCTACTTCGACTGCAGAGTGCTGACTAGACATTCCACAGTTGGTGCCAACTTGGTTAAAACCAAAAGTAAAAGGGGGTCCAATAAATTTCATGGTGTACATTGCTGTATCCGACCAGATATAAACGGCTGTTTTTCCTACAATACCTCCCATTAATTTAGAACCATCAGTCAGTCGTTGACTACCCGCAGTATTCGTTGCGGTAGGAGTCCAAACGGTTGTCGATTCTTGATTAGACCATCGGACAAACATATCATCTTGACTCGCAGCTGTTTGAAGTGTGGTTTCTGTACCTACACAAATTAAATGTCGATCCGGAGTGGAAAGTACCATGTCTCTTGAAGCGGTTGGAACTTCACTTCCCGTTACCACGACAGCTCTCACTTCTAAATTAGGAACGGAAGGTATCCATTGAAAAATTTTTTTATTATGAACCAGAGCTAATAAATTTTCGCCATAGTTTAGAAGTCTCCATTGTCCGGGTTCAATTACAATATTAGAACTTGTACTCGCACTGCCCCAGCCGACAAAGTCCGTAGCATCATAAGTCAGTGTGCCACTGGAATGGGCCGCTTTCGAAGTTCCATTAGTTCCTCTAACAATTCCATTTAAAGTATTGCTGGTAATTCCGGTATAGGTAATCAGTTCGCTTTCTACTAAAATCGTTCCTGATGAAGTAAAACCTGTAGCGGAAGTTAAAATAATATCGGTTCCCGATCCACCGGTTCCATAGACATCATTCAGTAAGGCTCCGTTTAAAGTCGTTGAAGTTAAAGGTGTAGTATAACCTCCGAAAGTATTGGTACCATAACCATAACCATAGCCTTGACTGATGGGTCCAATGACATAGTAAAAATCAATGGTAGTCGTTCCACCACTGGCTGATCCACTGGCATTGCTTCCCATAGTCACTTCCATAGTTGTAGCAGTAGGAGCATCGGTCACTTCGAAAAGAACATCTTCAAAATCGCTATCAGAAAAACCTGTTCCTGCAGGAACGGTTACTGTATCTAAGAGAATAATATCTCCTACGGATGCACCATGAGCGCTACCCGTTGTTAAAGTAACTGTGGCTGAACCACTCGTCATAGTAAAAGTAGCACTCGTTTGTTGACGACCCGTATCTAAAGGAGTGATATCGTAGACAGCGCCTTCATAATAAATGTAAAGACATTTATCAGTTCCAATGGCTGCGTATTTATTGCCAGCTAAATCGACCCAGGTATGTTGATCTCGACCAGCACCTATT